TGTTCGAATTTCGAGTACTGTTGAAACTTATATTCAATGTGATTATTGCCAACGTTATTTTGATACAATTGAAGATACTCTTAATCATGGTATGTATTGCCGTGGTGGTTTAGAGGCTGCTAAATATATTAAGCGTAAAGGTGGTAAACGCCCAAAGACTAAACTGAAGCGCAAGCATTTGCGACATGCAGCTAAGTTAAATGAGCGTGTTGGTGGTGAGCATACAATATCATCATCAACTACTGATACATTTGCTTCTGAAACTTCACAGTTATCCAATGGTTCTGCCCCCAAACGAACTCCGTTAGATCAGATTTATGATAAAATTCATGAAACTAATCAACGTGAACGTCGGGGAAGTTTGGAACAGCAATTAATGGGTCATGCTACTGTTGTTACACCGCCAGTTTATATGGTTAAGTGTTATGATAAGAGTGGTGGATCTCGTAAAGCTACTTGTGTGCGCCGTGGAGAAACTTTGTTAGTTCCTCGTCACTTGTTGACTGGTTGTGTTAAGGCTGTTATTGTTATCGGTGGTGGTGAATACCCTATTGATACGAAGATACGCTTGTGCGCTTCTATTCAAGATCAATGTTGGGCCAAAATTCCCACTGGTGTTGCAGTTAAGAAATTAGATGGTTCTTTGAATTATCGTGAGCCACAACCTGATGAGTTAGTTACTGTCTTTTGGTATGGATCAAAGGGTGTGCAACAATGTACAGGTGTCGTTGGTAAGAGAGTCTTACTTGGTGATAAACAACAAATTTTGTCATATGAGTTTAAGGGTTCTACTGAAAATGGTACTTGTGGTGGTGTCTACATTTCGAATGTGGATGGCGCTATTGTTGGTTTTCATGCTATTGGATATCCAAAAGGTTCTACTTTACCTAAGTTCTTTCCGGCTACTTTAGTTTGGAATGAGGAATTCCGTTCATTTTGTCAAACAACTAAGGATTATGATATTACCTTAGAGAGTGAATGGTTAACCTCTTTCGAAAAGCAAATTCAATTTGCTAAGTTGGAGAGTATTCCTGAAGAGGAAGAAAAAGAAACTAAATCTGTTGATACTCCTAATTTAAAACAGTAAGGGAGCAAGATATTCTTCAAGATATTCTTGCTCCCTACCCTCTCGGTTATAAACGAATTTCTTATTGTAAAGGCGTTGATATTGGTGAGAATTTGCGATACCTTGGTAAGGTGTTTCGAATTTTCAATCCAAAGTCTCCTGACTTTACTGATGAGGAGGTTGTGAAATTTATCGAGCAACGTGGGGAATCTGTTTCTAGTTATGGTAATTATGGTGTTGTGCCCCGTAAGTTGGAGCACTCTGTTAAAAGTATTAGTAGATATGATCGTGATGAGGATCCTTTCAGTGATCGAGTAAAGGAGTATTATTCTATTGCTGGGGACTGGTTAGAGTTAGAGTTTGGTCCACATTTATCTGATTCTGATGTGTTTTCGTACGATGAA